GTTAGGCATTTATGAATGCGCTATTGAAGAAATGTTTTTTTATCAATATTTACCAATAAAGTTAAGTGGAGGCATGAGTCCAATTTATGAAGGCAGGCTAAAACCTTTTGATAAAATAATAGGTGGTGTTTGTTGTGACTATATTGGTGCGTTTGGAGTGAATAAATACATTGAAAGCAATGTTTATATAACAGCAAAACACCTATTCCAATTACCAAATTGTGAGTTTAACAGAGCCGGCTGGCATAGCGATGGATTTTTAACAGATGATATAAATTACATTTGGTGTGATAATACTCCAACTACTTTTAATAGTAGCAAATTCACGCTATCCAACGACCATAATAAATCTATGTTAGAAATGAATGTTCAGGCATTACCGACTAATAACGTTAAATATTCACCTAATGAATTATTAAGGCTTAATCAATATAATATACATAAAGTAACCTCAATAACAGAACCTGGCATGAGAACATTTTTAAAGGTGTCTTTTAGTTTAGAAAAGTATAACCTTATTGGCAATTCTCACAATTATCTTTTAGATTATAAGTGGGATATGAAACCTCGTAGTGTTGAGCGTAACCATCCTGTTAAATAGCCCTGTTTAGCACTCCGCTTGCAGGGCTTTATTTTTTACCCTAAAGTATCGGTAACTATTTGAGGCACTTTTTTTCTTGTAAAAGTGTAGGTTAATAAGAACAGTACTACATAAAATATAGCGTGTCCCCATCGATCCCAAGTAGTAAGCTTATACATACCTTCAGGTATTTTCATATGCATGACGTAGTAGGCTTCGTACCTTATCCATAATGCAGGTATTTCAGCGCATATAGCAAGCCCGTAAGTGAAGATGATCAGTATTTGTATTATCCACTCATCAGACTTGTGCATTAACCTCTTAGCACGGTTTATATGCCACCCAAACATAATAGGCAGCCCAAGTAGTATGATTACATTAATTGCCGTTATAACGGCTTTATTCACATCATTTTCATTCATCTGATTTACCTTTCACGAGTGTAGAAAGTGCAGTTCCACCAGTTACAAGCCCGAACCCTAGTGCACCTAAAAATATAGCAGCTTTTACCATTGCATATAGCTCAATTTTGAGGCCATAAACCTGAAAATCTAATGCTTCTCTGGAAGTTGGCAATAGCATGATACTATAAGCGACTGTAAATCCCATAGCCAAAACCCGAATTGTTATTTTGTTTTTAGTGTCGGGCTTGTTAGTTGCCATTCGTATTTGATAATCTATATAAAAGTAGTATGCAGCAATTATAGTTACGCAAATAACGACAACTAAAGCTACCTGCGTATAATTGGTGCAATCAACATTCATCATTGAATAATCCGTGTTGTAACCCGGAGGTTAATATAAAAACACTTGTTATAAATATTGCAGCAGCATAAAAGACCATTAAGAATACAGCATCGAATATTTCTGTTACTGTAACCGCAGCCCATATAAAGTTAATAATAAAAGTGAATTTATTTATTATGTTAAACTGCCATTGCTTTGTATCTGATATACCATGCCATTCATCTATAACTAAAAATAGTAAAATAGCTGCCATTAAAATATATACACATCCCTTAAGTATAGTAGGGGGTAAAACGCCCCCATACAAAAGTAACAAGTATATAAAAAACCCTACTCCGTGAATGAGTAGGGCAATAAGGCTTGGTATTCCTGCTTTTGTCATTGTTTTAACGGGTCTTTAACACACCTTTTTAAAACTGGATCACCAGTATATCCCGGATCACAGTTTGGATAAGTACCACCTTCGGGGCCACGATTCGCTTGCTTTTCATCAATCTTAGTTTTGATAATGTCTAAAACATCATCACCATAATGGTCAATAGCCCACAATATTGCTGACCATAACCAATTTACCCATCCTGCTTTTTGTTCTTGCTGTTGCTTATTCATGTTGTTGTTTATTTAGTACCCTTCAACTCGGAGGTCGATGCTCATGCCCGTTAAATTAGTGGCAAATGTCAGACCAGTAACTGTTTGTAATAATGCTGTAACCTGTGTGCTATTTACTGTAAGTATATTGACCACGATTGCCGTTGCAGATCTGCTTTTCTCTGTTACAATAGGAATAGCTAACAACGATGTAGTATTTGAAATTGGATTTATCTGTACTGATGTAATAGCCGAAAAACCAGCTTCTGTAATATCAAGAGTATAACCATTTGCAGCACTACCTGATAGAGCGAATATCTTAGAGTATATCCGTATATTATTGTTTTGAGGGCCGCCAGCCGTTCCCTTCATCGTTATTGTTGTTGCGTCTGCCGCAGATGGGTTTGATAATGGCATGGTGATTAAGTTAATTCTGTAACTAATAATGTCCCTGCTCCAATGGCGGTGATTATACCTGTGTAACCAAAGGGAACCTCATAATAACCGTTAGTTATTAATCTTGCTGTGAATACCGTAGCGCTTGCTCCAGATCCCAACAGCACCAATATAGTACCTGTGACCGAAAACATAGTAGCCCCCTTTCGTAATGGGTTAGCCGCTAATACTGTTGTTGTAGTTGCAAGGGTTGTATTACTTACTGTAGTTCCCGTAGCTGGCCTCTGCTGTAAGTTTGTAAGTAAGTTAAATATAGCCTTTAATAAAGATATTTCGCTTTGCGACCCTGTAACACTTGTTGCTGCTGCATCTGACGGCGTACCCTGATCGGCGTTAATAGCTTGTAGTTGAGTAAGTATACTTGCTAAGTTACCTCCAGATTCTTTCGCCAACGTACTAACATCGGTTGCAGCCGTAGGATTTGATATTGTTACCGTACCGCTTACAGGTTGTGTAGCAGGAAAGTTAGATACACTGACTGTATTAACAGGGTTGCTAATGGCAACCGTGCCTGACACTGGAATAGGATTACCAACGTCATTAGAAATTTCCGTATTCGCCGGAAAGTTACTTACAGATACTTGTTGAGTAGTCGGAAAAGTAACGTTTGCATTTACAGTCCCCGACACTGGTTGAGTCGCAGGAAAATTGCTTACCGCAACGTTAAAAGGCGTAGCTTGGCTGCCGTATGTCTGGTTATTACCATTGACAATCTGTACTTTATTTTGACCATTTGTCTGATTAGCTGATGTAGCTAATGCCGATACGTCTGTTGCTGATGAAGGGTTAACCACGTTTACATCTAAACCAAACTTGCTACCTGTTGCAGTTCCTGTAAGTTCTTTACGTGACCCTGTGGCGTTTTCTTTTGCTTGGTGTGTAACTTTGCTTACCAACGCTAAGTTAGTGTCTGTGATAGCAGTTACTGCGCTCTGTTGAGTAGGCTGAACATTATTACTTAACCCTATTGCTATCAAAAACTGAGTTTGTGCTGTTGAGCCATTGGTATATGTAAAAGAAAATCCATAGCCCTTAGCATTAAAAGCAGAGCCGAATGATTTAACTATTGTGGGGTCATACGGCACGTTCGCAGGAACGAACGGCAATTGGTTACCATTTGCATCGTAATACACAACCGAAAAAGCGCCAGGCACATCACTTACTATTTGGTAGTCTACCGCAGTAGTCCCATTGTAATAAATAATACCAGATGACCATACAGCATTTGCGGCAAGTGGCGATGTAGTAAGCGCAGCCATACCAGCAACTGGTATTGGCACTACACCAGCAGGGGACACGCCTTTCGTTGTTGGATTGAACCCTCCAGTTTGAGGTGTTATATTGGATTGTGAATTATCAGCCATTATATTTAGAATTTAACTCTGTATTGTGTTCCTGTGCCATAAAATTCATATGTGCTACCTGCTGCAATATTATATGTTGCTGCGCCATTAACTAATTGCCCTCCAGTACCCTGTACCGTTATTGTACCAGCGCCGTTATTTGCTACTACAAACGTTTGACCAGCAACCGATGTTGGTAAGGTAACTGTAAACGTATTGGCGGTACAATCTATGTAATAATCACTTGTTAATGCGGTATAGGTTGCTGTTTTTGCCGTGTATGACTTAACCATACTTGTCGTAACAGAGTTTTGTACATAAGCTGTTGTGGCTATTTGAGTACTATTCGTGCCCGCTGCTGCCGTTGGTGCCGCAGGAGTTCCCGTAAACGTAGGGCTAATAGCCTTTACTGGTGTACCTGTACCTGTTGCAGCCATTATGTATTGCTGCTTAGTAGTGGCATCCACCATTAAGAAATTGTTGGTTGTGAGTACGCTTGTGGGAGTTATATCCCAAAACCAGTTACCAGCCTGTGTGGCGTGCCATAAATAAGCCGTTCCGTTTGTAGATCTAGCCTGAAATATATTAGTAGTAGCGCCTGTACCTGCTTCACCTGTCAATTCAAATGTACCAGGATTAATAGGGCTTGTAATTTGAGACAATGGATTATAATATGTTCCTTCTCTTGGCACTAAAGTAGTAGTTGATGTACCATCAAAATATCTATACCCCTTTACTTGAGCAGGAGGGGGGCTATTTGCATCTGTAGTATAATTATAAACAAACGAATATAAACTTTCAAACTCCTTATTTGCATCTACAGTAGGATCATTTTGATAGCCATCTGTAAGAGTACCAATGATGGTGTTATTATCTAAAGCGGCTACAGCAGGTTGACCGTATAGATTTCTAAAGTTGGGGACAGGTCTTTGTAATGTTGACCTTTGAGTCCATGCTAGAGAACTTCCAAAAACGTCAGCAGATTTATTTACATATACTTGCATGGCATCTGAATAGCGTTGGGATGTTATGCCACTTCTTGCTATGCCAAACAATATGACTTCATCTTTTGATGCGTTGTATAAAATAGCAGGACAAGCAGATCGAACACCTACAGGTACATTATAAGTATTGGTTAACCCCTGATCTGTCCAAGTCGAACCGTTGTCCGACGATTTAAATTGGTAATATGGCCCGTTATCATCGTTACGAGCAACCATGATAAGTTTATTGGAACCTATATAAGCTATTGCGGGTTCGGTAACCTTTTTAGTTAATGTAGATGAAAAATCGTAAGGCGTGCTTAGTATTGTCCACGTCGAACCATTATCGGTTGATTGTAGTAACCTGCTTATACGGTTTCCAGTATAAGTTATGTGCAGCAACTTGCCGTTTGCCTGTATGATTTTACCATACCCTATTGTACCCAATGGCACTAAAGACGGCGCAAGGCTTGTAAACGAACTCCAAGTTGTACCCCCATTATCAGAGTATATATAACCCCAATCCTTCTCAGCTACACCTATATAATCGTATTCACGTATAAACACAATTATGCGTCCCGTGCTTGTTATGCTACCTGATATGTTCCTGTCATCCCAAGAACTATTAAAAATAGTAGTAACTGCTGAATAGGTTTTGCCGTTATCGGTAGACTTACGCATAACAATACGCCCTGAGTTATCTAAATGGCCCGCATCTGTACCTATCCTAAAGAAATTATAAACAGTGTTGCTATATGGATCTAAAATTCCCTCGCTTGAATGTTCCGTTGAAACACTATATGATGGTGAGGCGCCTGAAATCTGCCAGTTGTTAAGCGAATCGATGTTAGATTTGGTAATTTTTGGAGTATAATTATTGACTACAGACGTGTCAGAGCCCGCACCTCCAACTAATGCTATAATACCATCTTTTTGTTGGAATTGAACATTGTTTATAGTAGCGAAAGAGGGTGCTGTAATTCTGATGCCTGTATTAACCCCAATACCTAATGTTGTTTGTGAGTTTAGCTGTTTAGCACTTAAGAACTGACCCCTAAAGTCAAGATAACCGCTATTAGTACCTGTACCCGATCCATAATATAGCATTGTTGTCGTACCATCTACATTTTTAAATGCTACGCCGCCATTCCCAGCACCATCACCATAAAAAGTTGGTGTATATAAAGATGTGTTACCACTAAAATTATTATTACCTGACCACGTGTTATTAGCTGCCTTTATGCTATCTATTTTTTGATTAAACGATTTGCCATAGAGTTTATTTATTTCAGTTGCTGTATACCACCTATTATATTTACTTCCTGAATAAACCCAAATTTGTTTAAGCGTATCTGCTGCTGTTCCGTAGTATCTAAATTGTGGTGTATAGGCTGTCGTAGGCGTTGGCAGCGTGGCTGTGCTTTGCGCCATAGCAAACACAGGAGCAAAAAGTAGTGCTATAATTAATCGTTTAAGCATGCCCCTAAGATAATACGAAAAAGTTTTGATTACAAAAACTATATTGTTACATTTGTCAATAAACAATAAGAACAAATATGAAGAAAATTAGCACACTATTTAAAAAAGACCCGAGCGATTTAGGGCGGGTAATTAACGAGATTAACCCTGAAAATAAATGGGCTTTAAGTACTGGTATAGCCACTAGAAAGTACGACGGTACAGCTTGCGCCGTAATAAATGGCGAATTATACAAACGGTACGACGTAAAGCGAGGCAAAACTGTTCCCAATGGCGCTATCCCATGCCAAGCCCCTGATGAAATAACAGGACATTGGCCGCACTGGGTAAAATGCGACTCGTCTAATAAAGCCGACAAATGGCATATAGAGGCGTTTGGAAATGAATACCAGAATATTGTTTTTGGCGACGGCACTTATGAACTTATAGGCGAAAAGATACAAGGCAACCCAGAAAAAATTGGGGGACACGTATTAGTTGAACATGGTAAAGATATTTTAAATCTACCCGACAGGTCATTCGACGGCATTAAAGAATATTTAACTAATAACGATATTGAAGGCATAGTTTTTCATGCTAATGATTTGTCAGGTCGTATGTGCAAAATAAGAAAATCTGATTTCGGTATAAAAAGAAATAACTAACATGATTAAAACAATTCAGCAGTATGCCATTGAAAAGGGCACATCCCCGCAAAACGTTCGTAACAAAAAGAAACTCTCTATAGTTGATCTGGAAATATATGCTTTGCATAAAGGCGTGTATATACCAGTGGGGAAACAGAAATTTGTGGAGGTAGAAAAATAATTTACATTTATTTCATATTCCTATTGACAATATAAATAATAGTATTACCTTTACATCATAATTAAAAATGAAACGCATTATGAAATCAATTATCAACTTTCAAACAGACAAATGGTATGTAGCCGTTGGATTGGCTCTTACACTTGCAGCAGCAATTTTATCAGCTTTACACTTTGGATTACACGTTAAATAATTATGACACCCGAAATAACCATAACCAACGAAACTAGTAAGTCGGTAACGATTAACATTGAGGGAGACAAAGTAGAGCAGGCTGTAATATTAAAGGCTGACCTTTGCGAATACGTATCAGAGCACGGTCTTAACATATTGGAGTTTGTAACGCCAGACTGCGATATTGAGCAAGTTGAACTTGACCCCGCCACGTATTTAAACGATAACCTTTTAGACGTTGTAAAGGAGTACTATTATGAAAATTAATTATTACGAATTGGCGATAGCAACTGGACTAAGCCAAGAGGCGGCCAAATTATTTGCAACAGCTATGACACATAGCGACAAACTGAATATCAACCATTTAATAGTTAAGCCATGACAACCGACGAACGAATAGTACAATGCTACAAAGATTTAAAAGCTTCAATAGAAAGAGAAAATACGATGCTTAGCCCACATACTAATAATGTTATAAAGATTAACAAACAATACATGCTCGGTAAGTTCGAGTTATGGATGTTTGAAGATCTCGAACGATTAGACTTAATCAACAACACTAAATAAAGGAAGATGAAAACAGCAAAGTTTAACGGTGTCGTTTACGAAGTAAAATCAACAGGGAATAGACGTGGTAAATCAGCAAAATCATACACAGACCTTAATGGGTATGAAACCGATAGGCCAAGTACCAAGCGCCAACAGTTAGGCATGTATTTAAACGATAATCTGGTTTATACAATAGGTGCCGATGGCAAGTCTATTTATTATGGCGGTTCAAAGCATGGAGAAGTATTTATAAGAGATACAGACTTAGAACTCCTAACCCACTTAATGAATTTAAAGTAAGAGATTATGAAAAGAAACTGCGATACCTGCAACAAGGAGTATATTGCCGACATGCGCAACATCAAACGTGGATGGGGTTTGTGTTGTTCCAAATCATGTGCAGCAAGTAAACGAGAAAAATCAAATCCAAACTATAGCCCTGAACGTGTTGAACGTAACAACCTAAGGCGTGAAACATGGAATTCGCCAAAACATTACGGTTATGGACGTGACGAATTAGGTAACTATGAGGGTATTGGCGCAACGCATGAATTTGACGACATGTACGGTCATTTTAGTAACGAGGATAACTAACCCATTATAAAGTAACGGAGATATGAAAAACTGGTATTGCAAAGAAAAATGTAGCAGGCCATTAAACGGACATGAATTAGCATGCCTTGAAGATAGAGAATATATGCGCATATATACCGAAATACTTACTGGCTACAAACTAAATGATAAAGAATTAACAGATATGATTAATAAAATTAAAAGGCAACCATAATGAGAGAAACAGTAAACTTAACTCAATTATATAGAGTATCTGAACCAGAAGTGATAATGGCTACCTGTCTAATATCAAATGACACGGACTACAGGTTTGAGTGTAAAATAGATATGCCAATTGAGCATAAAAAACAGTTATGGCAATATGTGTCTGGTAAATGGGAAGGTCTAAAAGCTATTGTTGAGTTTGAAGACGTGTTCCCCCATGGTGCGCCAATTAACGCTATAATAAAAGAAGTCCCTGGATTTATGCCAATTTAATACATTAAACCCCTCACACTAAACAATTAAATAAAGAAAAGATGAACAGGTGGAGATCAATATTAAGCATGCCTGATGATGGCAGATATTATCTAACAAGAATAAATGATTATAAAGGGATACGTAACACACAGGAATTGCGAAAACAAGGCAATCTGTTTTTTGCCAAAGATGGCACTTACGTTTACTACACACCAACAGAATTTTATTACCCATATTAAGTCATGAACGAACTTATTTTACACTGGAAAGAATTATATACTGAACTGGTAAGCGAAATAAAAAAGATAAAATTTAAAAACTTTAGCTGGATAAGATTTTTACAAGTTATATGCGCCTGTGTGGTGTTGTTGTTTTTGCTTACTAATCCCTTATCTTTTCTTGATTTACTGTGGACAATAGCAATTATAGCAATAGGTTTTTTGTTACTATTGATATTCTTAGCCTTTATTCTACTTTTAATATCCTATATATTTCAATCGGATAAATCATGACAAAGGACACCAGAAGAATTTTAGGCTATCTACTAATATTAGGGTGGATATTGAGTATATCTTACATATTTAACATTACACGCATTGAGGCAATAGCTTGGGCTATACTTATATTCATAGCCGAGAATACTTTAGATAGGTCTGCTTAATGGCAGCATGCACAGAAGTCGGCTGCCCTTTATAAAGCAGTTATGGTTACATACAAAGGTGGATCCATTTGATGGCCTGTACCATCATCATAGCCAGCAAATCGCAACGTTTGTATTGTATTACCTAATTCAGTTGAATTATTTAACATTATTTGCTTAGGTTCAGCATCTAATGCTGGTTCCCTAACATTACCTGACAAACACCTATATACCTTAACATTTACGCCATTTTGATAAGCTGAAGATAACGGCCTGTTATATGGGAGTGTATCACCAACTGCTATTACAAATTCAATAAATGGTAAAGGCGTATAAGTAGGCAACGTCGCTTTAATGCTCCATACGTCTGAAATCTTTTGATAGACATCACCGTTAGATTTAAAATAGATATCGCCGTTTTTACCAGACGCATTATCTGGAGTCGTTACCCCGCTCGATACGCCAATAACATAGTTTGTATTAAGATATTCAGAAACAATAGTTATTGGCAACTGAAAGTCTAAATTATAACCTTCAACTTGAGCTACAAACGATATATCAACACCGCTTTTTAATATCTCAAGGGTTATATCAGGAAGTTCAAATATCTGCTTATCAGTAACCATTGGTATCACGGCCTCCGATACCGAATATTTTAGATCTTACATCGCTTCTGCCTTCTATACAACGTTTAAAACCATTGTATAACGGATAAATACCTTTACCCATAGCATTAATATAGGTATTGGCCTCATTCCAATATGATATGGCAAGGTTTTGGTATTCCACCGCTTTCATAGCTATTGCTTTAACATCAACATGGTCTGAAAACTCATTTCGTTTCGCCATTACACCATTTGGAGTGATATGTAAGTCAAGAGATTTGATTAACCTGGCAGCAGAGAAATAAACCAAAACAGGTTTTAATCCCACATAACTATATGTTATATCATCTACTTGATAAGCTTCACCATTAATTAATTTAGCAATGGCCGTTTCGGTGGGGTCTGTTATTGCAGTGTTATACAAAGCACCGCCCAACAATGGCTGCAAATCAAATGTTTGAGCCTCTAAGATACGAGGGTTTAACTTTACATCTTGTAGGTTAGATGCTACATCAACATAAGGTGCAAAATCTGATTTAGTTATTAATAATGTTACTGCCATCGCCTGCGCCTTGTGTGTTATTTATAGCAAAACTTTCTTCATTAATGGGGGTAATATCGCAATCTGCTTCAATCCCCATAACTGATAATATAGTACTAAAAGCCCGTTGCATATCAATTCTATCCCGCTCTGTACGGTTATTATATGCCTTTATTGCTTCAGGTAACTGATTTTGATTGTACCTTCCCTCTGTTAAGTCACTGTGCAAAATAGCATTTTGACCCAATAGACGGTAAATTGTTGAGCGAACTTTAGTGTCAGTGTAAGCAAATTTCTTGTCGTCAAGCTTGTTCTCAATGGTTTTAAATTCGGGTGCGCTTTCTACGCTGTCCACGTTAGCAACCATTAATTGCGGCCCGTCCGTACCAACAAATGATCTTGCACGTGCTAAAAACTCATCCTCTTCTAATTGACTTTGCTTTTCGCCTTTTTCTATCCAAAGAACCTTATCACTAAAGTTATTCTTAATGTTTGATTTAGTTGTCTTGTAGCTTAATATCTCCGCTTCTATGGCATCAATGGCTGCATCTAAGGTATGTAGTGGGTATTTCTTGTAGGTGCGACCAAACGCAGCTATTTGCCCATTATACGACTTCCACCCACCAGCAGCAGAGACTTGTCTTTTAATCTCAACCGGATCGGGATTAAATATATCTATAAAATCTGGTTTGTCTGCGGCTTTGTTAAGAGATCCAAAACGGTTGCGTGTCCACCACTTATCATAAACGCCTATTTTACCTTCCTCTTCGTTAATGCCATACCTGCAATATTCAAATGGCACAATACGCAATTCGACACCAGAGAATAAAGCGTTGTAATTCAAGTGGAAATAAAACTTTCTCCAGTTAGAATAATATTCGCTTGCAATTGCAAGCAAGTCATCGCCCGTTTGACCATCAGAATTAAATACAGTATTCCAAACGCCATCTTCTTTATCTTTACCTTTTTTTGTCTTCCCGTCACTAACAGCAAAGCCTTGGCCGAATATGAAGTCAGCAAACAATTGTGTTGCCATCTTAGCCGTTGGTGATGCATCTACTAGCGTTTCCATCCTTTGCGGATAACCATTATCAATATCATATGAGGCCACGTTAAAACGGCCTATATCGACTGGCTGTATCCGCAAAGGCGCGGAAGGTAAATTATCGGATGAATAGAAAAGGCGTGTGGCCATTATTCAGATTTAGCAGGATCAATTACTGTTTCAGCAGGTACTTCGATTACGTTCTCTTCAGAATCTACATCGGATTCGCTTCCTTTGCTTTTGCCGCCTTTTTTGCCTTTAGGCTTTTCCTCTTCCAATTCATCAAAGCTGCCATTGAACAAGTTTGCGTTTTCCTTGCTTGCATTTACCATAGCAATTGCCACGTCATCAGTAAGATTTTTGTTGGTATAGTGATTATGTTCAAATAACACAAGAGCGTCGTTATCCTTGAAGGTGTACTTTTGATTTTTCATAATGTTTATTTTTTCTTTTGTTAAGTTAGTCAACTCTGTATATGCCCTTATCCTGCAAGAGTAGCAATCACGCTTCATTGTTGCGCCTAAAGCCTCCCAATATAGGGTCTTAAGCTCATCTATTGCGCTTTGTTCTCCCTTGCTGATTGCGTATTGCAATTTAGCTAAATTTTGTATTCTTTCGTATAAATCCATAATAAAAAAGGACGGGCATATTTACCCGCCCTCTAAGGATGATTATGAAAAACTAAACCTAAGCAGCGACTGTGAATAAAGCGTCGAACGCAGCCTTTTTAACAGCGTATGACGAAGCGGTTGCACCAAAGGTATAAGGAACCTTAGGCTCATTCATATCTTCGTCATTAGTAAATGTACCGCCTACTGTACCTTCATTAGCCGCTAAGTCACGTGCTAAGTCTGGCATTCTTAAGCCATTTGTACCACCGTAAACCTCAAACACTACGCCTGTTTTCTTAACGTTCTCTACAATGAAGACACTATAGCTTTCTGTTAAAGCAGGTATTTGCAATTTGAAATCGTCATCGTAAGTCGGGAATACAGCAGCAATTGAATGCTTGTAGTAAGAACCGAAATCCGTGTCCTGAGTTTCAAATTTTGGTTTGAAGTTACGTTTGTAAGTTTCAAAACGAAATGCTTTGTCACCATCAGCAAGTGTGATTCCAGTAATGATGTTAGGGTTGGCTACGTCAAAAACTTTCGTAGCCCTATTCCAAACTTCTACAGGCAAAACTGCCATTACATTCTCCGCACCGCCTACTGGCTTGTCATCGCAATTCCTTAGTATATCGTCGGTGATCTCACCGCATGATGTTGCCATTTTGTTTGTCTCCTATTTTAATTAGTAAGCTACTTGTACTAAATAATCCTCGATAACCTTAGCATCCAGTTTGTATAAACCTTTGATGTTAGACGTTTCAGTCATTTGGTCAAAGAATACAGCCCAATCTGTAAAGTCGTTTCCGGCTGGCCCATCTATACCAACCTGAATGTTTGATTTAGTGGTGTAAACCGCACGGTGAGGCAACACATAAGTAGTCGTATTTAACAAGTCTGCTTGAATAACCCTATCCCATTGATCCACAACATAAACAGGCACGCCCATGATTTGCAGGGTTAATATACCAGTTTCTAAACGTGTGTAAGACATATCAATATTGCTGAATGCCATACGTTCACGGATGTACTCGTCTGTTAATGAACGGGTAGAAAGCATAATACCATCCGCACGGCTACGTAAACGTGTATCGGCTTTGAAAATCAAATCCTGGAAGTACTTAGTAGCTGTTTGAGCAGTTACATCAGATGAATCAAACTGTTGCAATACCTTAGATGCACCTCCATTCTCAGCAATGGTAACACGTTGAGCAGGGTTAGCTGCGGCAATCGCAAATATTTGTTTCCACAAACCGTTAATTTGGTTATAATCAGGGATTGAACCTGAACCGCCTGCTAAGTCGCCTGCTGCAATGTTTTTGTTTGCGAACCAAGATATACGAACAATGTCCTCATTTGCGGCATTGTCAACATCCTCTAATAACCATTGAGAGAATATTTCGGTATCAGTTAGGTCTGGTTTGCGTGTTTTAGCGTGTTCATAGTAAACCATGAAAGTGCCCAAAAAGTCTTTCCAACACATGTTCAACCAAATCTTCAAGTCTGAAGGATCCCAGAACTTTTCTGACATTGGGATATTTGGCGTGTATTGACCGGTACCACAACCAGCATCTAAGCGGGTGATTTTGTGTAAATGGCCTATTAAAGCAATTTGTTGTTTTGCTTTAATATTACCAACCACGGTCATGTATTGGTTAAGCGCAGGGTATTCGTAAAGGCTTTCAATAACAGCCTCTGCAAAGCTGCGTACCTCTTTACCGTTGAAGGTTAAATTAGCTGGGGTAATTATTGCCATTGTTATTTGTTTTTAGTTGGTTTGATAAATTTTGAACCTGCTTCGTTTGTTGGAGTTGACTTGTCGAAATCATCGCCTTTAGCAGCTGGCTTGTAGTTAGAACGAACCTCTGCAAGAAGCGTTTTAGTTTCACTCATCATTGCTTTAGCGTCCAATAACGCTTGAGCGCCTTCGCTTGCTTTTGCTTCAGCGTCTGCAAGCTTGGTTTTTAAGTCTTCATTTTCCTTTTCCAGTTCTTCAGCACTTTTAGCAGGCACTTCTTCGGCTGGTTTTTCTGTTACTACCTCCTTTGTTTCGGTTTCTGTAACAGTTTCTTCAGGCTTATCCGCTTGCGCTTTTATACCTAAAAAATCTTTTAGTTGAGCAAAGAGACTCTTGTTCTCTTCGTGTTGCGCTCTTAATTCGGTTATTTCACTCATGTTGCTATTATTTTCGGTTACTTTTAAATTTTTATTAGCCATAGCTACCATTAACATCGGTGCTTTTGCGAATGCATTATCAAACAATGAACGGCTTATTGCTGTTGCCTCGATATCTGTTAGGGTATCAATAAATCCTAATTCGTTTGCCTCTGTACCCGTCATCCATGTTGTTTCAGATAACATTTCTTCAACTTGATTTAATGGCAAGCCTGTTTTTTCTGCGAAAACGTCTGCCTGCATCTTATCAAACGCATCTAACTGAGCACCAGTTTCTTCTGCCAATTTTCGCAAATCTTCGGCTGTAAATGTTCCCCACATATCAGCATTAATTCTGCTGTTGTGAATCATCATCATCGTGTACTTTGTTGCATATACAGATTTACAAGCAGCGGAAATAAAAGCGGCTGCACTAAAGGCTACTCCATCTATTTGTGCTTTGACATTGCCATGCTTTTTGATTGCAGCAACAATCTCTAATGCCGCATAGCACGAACCGCCAACGCTGGAAATTCTTAATGTAGTTTCTTGACCTAAAAGAGCTTCGATTTGCGAAACGATTGCTTCACCTGAATTGCGACCCATACCAATTACATATTGGTAGCCCCATTCATCTTCGTAATCTTTAAGTATTATCTCTGCCATATCTTATGCCCTAAAGATAGATAGGCGTAAAATATATTTTGTCTAAGTGTTTTTAGATTGTTATATTTGGGATATGGAAGTAGGACAAAGAATAGATTTACTAGAATGTATAGATCCCGATTCGGCATGGTCGTGCTATGGACATTCATGGCTGCTAAAAAATAGTTTTGTAAAAGGCAAGCAAGAGCCTCATTTATATTTCGGTAAAGAGGGCTATTGTGTTTGGAATGCCTATATAAACTCCAGCTACTATTTATTTAAAAAGGGCTATAAGAAAATTGGGACGTTTGTAATAACAAAATTAAATGAGAAGATTAAAAATAGGAGATAAGTTCATTAAGTCTTTTGGTACATCGATAACAAAGTTTAAAATATATGATGTAAATGAGGCGGGCTACTATTGTTATGTCGGCTGCTTTTTAGGTATATGGGGTATTGGTAGTAAGTTTTACTTCCCTCATTGGTATTTAGAACAGAGTTCATCGTTTAAATTATTAAAATGAAAATAGTAAAACTACACCACCCTAATGGACACGCATATTGGCAAAAAGGTGAGTATAAAATAGAATTACCAAATGGACAATTTGTTGATTTATCTAAATACTCGTCGCATAATCTGTATTCTTATGAAGTATTTGTAGATAGGGATGGTATTTGGTTTACCGACTGCGCCGCTTCATCTGGCACTGGCAAAATTCGGGTAGATAAACCTATATTAATATTAAGCAGTGCAGAATATGATAAGATTGAATATGTAGGAGAGCCTCTATTAATTCCTGAGACTCTTAAAAATGATTTAGCTACTTCCCAAACATCTTAACCACGTTATAAATTGTAGCCCTACACACCCGAAAATTATCCTCAACATCGCTAATAATATCCTTCATCTTAACACCGCTCTTACGCTGTGCATCAACATAGTAATACATTTCACGGTCACGTAATATCTTGCATGGCAATAACCCGCCTTGTATCATAGGCTTTAATAACCCCATTTCTTCAGCCTTATTTACCAGTTCTATATTAGAAATTTGCATTCTCTACAAGTTTAGTATATTGTGCATCAGCAGATCTTACATCGGTTATTGCTGTATAAATCTTAATTCGGCTTATCGCTTCGTTTAGTTGGTTCTGTTGGTACACTTGGTTAACTATGCTGCTATTTGCCTGTTGCAATCCGCTGCCCCCGTATATGCCACCTAATGCAAGACCAGGATAAGGATTACCACCATAAGCAACGTTTATTGCACTTAGCAAAGACCTCGTTTGTGGATCTCTTGCTGCCTCGCTAACTACTACTGCTTCGCCACTTCTAAGATACGCATTTGTATCATCTTTTTTAGCATATCCATTTAAAACTCCACCTTTACCGTCTGATTTATATTCCTGAATGCCGCCTTTAGCTTTGCCAGTGATGCCTGCAATAGTAGTTGCGGCAACCACGCCTACCTGTATCGCCTCGCTTGCTGTTACCCTTGCTATCTCCGCACCCTGTGCAATTGTTAATCCAGCTACAGCAGCTACAGCAGCAAATGGTGCGAAAGGGCCAGCCAAAGATGCTGCCAACACAGCTTGGCGTTTTAGTATTTCGTAACGTAAAATTATTTCAGATTTTGTTAATTCTGCATTCAGGATTATTTGTTGAATCGCAAATGCTTTTTGAGCTACGAATGCTATTTTTCCTAATAACGTTTGCTTTCCTGTTAGGTCTCCAATTGACCCTACTAAATCGGCATAACTTTGAGTTATCTGTTGATTGGTTTGTAAACGTTGCTGATTAATATCCTGCTGCCTTTGCAATTGTTCTAAATCAGCTTGGTAAGCGGCATCCTGCCCTGCTTGTTCAATTTGGCGCAACCGTTCTTGATACTGTTCTGCATAATCCAAACGCTGTTGATTGCCTACAGCAGCTAATGCATTGCGCTTTTCTACTTCGCTTTGTATGACAGCTGTTAACCCCTGTTCCCCCAATGCAATTCGAGCGGCTAAAGAACCTATTGCCCTGTCAGTTTCGGCTAATTGATTTTCATTTGCAAACTGTTGTTGTTCAAACGCTTTCTCCGCACCATCACCTATTAAGGATATTCTAAGTTGAGTTGCTTCGTTTAGATTAGCACGAATTATACTTAAATCTTGCTTATGGAACTTATCGTTTAATATAAATAGTCTGCTTTGTCTTTCCGTTTCAAGTTGTGTTGTATCTTGTCCGTACTTTTGGTATAGCTTAATACGCTTATCAATATCAGCGTTTATATTTTGATACTCTACCTGTCTAGCTGTTAATAATCGTTGCGCTGTTGCAAGTTCAGATTTTATCCTATCATCATTTATCTTTTCAAGTTCTGCGTCTCGTTTTTCTTCTGCTGCCTGCTCCTTTTGTAATAAAGCCTCTCTTTTTTGCTCGGCTTGCTCGGCTATTTTATCTGCTAAATTCTGTCTTTTCTCAGAACGCTGTGTATACTCTTGTTGTATTTGGGTTTGATCACTAAACGCTTTGGCTAAAGCCTTAGTTTGTTCATCAGTTACCTTACCCTGTTTTGTGAGATTATTTTGTAGATATAAAGCGTACTCAACACCACGCTGCTGTAGCTGTTCACGTTGATACTTAGTAAGGTTTCCAGTAATAGCAATTGATAAATTCGCTTGTTGTAATTCCCTATCTGCTAATTTCTTTTTTGCAGCCAAATCATCGGCATCTATCTGTTCTGCTTGCGCTAATAAACGTTGCCTTACCTCAGGTGATAACGTTCTATTCATTGCTTCAACACGCAACTTAGCTATTTCAGCTTGTGCTTTTTGGCTTTTAACAGATTGATTTAATAGGCTATCTTCCAATGATTGTGCTTGATCTGTTAAAACAGCGGCCTGTATACCGGCAGCCTGCATCCTTTCAGTTAACCCCTTAAAGTCTAAACTAAAAATAGACCTACCTAACTCATTTACTTGAGCTTTAAGATTGGACATTATCACACTTGTTCCATCTGTAACCGTATCTAGGTTACCTAAATATGTCACTAACGACCCCACCAAAACTATTAAAGCACCGATACCAGTAGATGTTAAGGCTAAATTTAAGGCTTTTGCACTTGATGTTGCTGCATTATTGGCTGCTGCTACCGATGCTGTAGATGCTGCCAACCCACTTTCGGCGGCTATTCGTGCTTCGTCTGCTGCTACCAATTCTAATTGCGTAGCCACCAAAGCCTCTTCAGCTGCGATTCTTAAACGCTCTTCTGCTACAACAGCTTGTTCCTCTACCGCCAACTGCGCTAATATTGCCGCTTCTCTTTCCTCCGCAGCTACTAATTGCAATTCTATTATAGTTCGTTGTCTGTCTGCTTCTGCACGTAGTTCATTGGCTACTATAGCTTGCCTTTCTGCTATGTTTTTAGCTTCTATAGCGGCTGTCATTGCCGCTTCTGCGGAGCTTGCCGCTTCTGTAGCCACCGTATTTAATTCTGTGGCAATGGTGTTTGCTTCTTGCGCCGCTTTTGCATCTAATACTACACCGCTTAAAGCACCAAAAACGTCTTTTATAATGGTAAGGTTATTAAGGAATGGTATTTGGCCTACTACAGAATCATTAATGCCCTTTGTATATTCTGCAACAGACCGTCTATTATCACCTATTTTGGTTTCCTCTGCTTTTAATTCATCACTTATTGCTTTTGTTTGGATTTGCAATGCTTTACCAGCAATTGTATTTTCTTTTTCTTCTTTAGATAAAGCATTCCATTGTGAAGTTAATAAAGATAGTTGCGCCCGTAATTGGTTGTTACTTCCAGCAGATGCATTGGCTATTGAGATATAAGCTTTTTGTTCCCTATTTAAATCACGTATCTTTTGTTGATTCTCTACGTAGCTAGTAGACGTTTTTTTATTTTCTTTGGCAAGTTGGGCCTGTATATCCTTTAACTTTTGTAACGATACGCCTATGGCATCACTTTCTTTGCGTGCTTCAGACCCTTGTATCTCAACATCAATAATAATTGTACTTTCCGAAGATACTGCCATTTTATATTCTGATTAGCTGAACTTGAGTCTTTTTATTCGGTATAAAGTTACTAATTTGGTTAACATAATAAAACTTACCCTCAATAGCATCGTAAACGGGTGTAAAAAAATCAAAATCTTTTACATCGTTTTCTGTTAACACTGCATATCGGGTAATCATACGGGCTTTTTTAAGCATTTTTAACAGCCCTTTACCCCATGTATCTATATAGTATTGGTAACTTCTAGATGTTGCCACCTGAATGAACGGTGCCACTTGTGATGCAGTAGAGCTTTGAAATGTCCTTGCGCCGACTACAGCGTTTCCAATATGCAAAACACGTGGTTTAGTATCTTCGGTTGCGGGAACAAGGAAATTAGGCAATGGCGATGTCGCATACTTGCGAATACGACCTACAGATACACCTCCCAACTTTGTTGTATTATCTGATCCTGCGAAGATGGACGTAACCAAATCTACATCGCTGTCCAAATTCTCATTGGCTATGGTGAATGAACCTTTTGCACTAAACATAAACTGTTCTTGACTATCCTCTAAAAACAAAAGTCTATTTAGCTGCGCATAACTACCTATTTCAAACGTATCTGCTCTATCTTCGTTGACAAACTTTTTAGTCCAATCCTTTGCGTTAGCTTTATTTATATATACCTCATCGTAATTATGAAACACAACAGTCTTTTTGTAATTGTCTACTACAGGAGTTAAAAAGTAACGCTGCATATAGTCTTTTAAAATGTTTTTTAGCGTAAAGTCTGGCAGGTTTGGTACAATACCAATAGGGCTTAATGTACCATTTGATGGGTTGCCTAAATAATCTTTTAGTATCGTATCGCTAAATGGTATGAAGTCATCAAATCCTGATGCCCACGCTGCACCGCCTGAAAAAGTATACCCAGAAAACTTTTCTATCCTGTTAAATATATCTTTGTAGTAAATGCCAGGGCGCAAATAGGTGATATTAATATTTGATGAATCATCTAATGTATCTCCATAATCTAAAACGGGCCATAATACCCCCGTGCCACTTTGAGACGCTACAATGGTAGGCAAATCAAAAGAAAAAGGTGGTATATCACTCCAATCCAAATCAACTAATTTTGCATCCTCAATGTCTGTAATTATACCATCAACATCATAGATACGCTTCTTTAACGCATCTGCCAAGCCTATAAGACCATATGTTATTTGGCACTCAAAGCTACTACTAACATTTAATAGTGAAATAGTACCATTTACTATTGTCTCGATCCCATTCTGAACTAATTTGCAATTAAGTTTTGCATATGGCTGGCTTTGAGTAAACGCATCCGCTTGCGCCTGCCCCCATATCTGTTTGTTATTTGAAGTTAATGGTAGCTTAATTGAGTTTGAGAATGTAGATTGCCTATCTTTTAATTCAGCCAAGTTATTAACCTGAAAATTAATAGCCATAGGCGTATCACCCGATAAATCGGCAAGTCTTTCGTTTATGTATAGCTGATTAACCACGCTGGCCGTTTAAAGCAGGTAATGTAATGCTTAACTTCACATTACCAATTTTAGACTTTGTGCTACCTTTAGAGAAGTCGCCATCAGGAATAATTACCGTTTGCCATTTTACAGGGTTTTTAGATACTAACATTTGCACCCTTCGGCTATGCCCCATCCAAGACAAAGCCTCTAATTGCTGTAAATTCAATTGTCCTGCAACTAATGTAAGCTTATCATTGCTTTTACGGCTTATAAAGTCCTCAATAGTTTGGTCGTTTTGCCAGTCATTTACAAACCTTTCCACCTGATCGCTTCCGCTTGTTATGTTGCTGATCCCTTGATTATAACCAAACCTCCAATAATCCCATGCACCCAATTTGTTTATCCATTTAATGTAAACATACGGATCTTCACAAGGGCATTCTAACTGTATTGGTAAGTCTTGCATAATGTAAACCTTATTCTCACCGTTCAGGTAATAAATATTAGCCTTAATAACATCAGCGCAACAATCGAACACGTCAGGCACCAATACACGGTTAACGCCCAACGCTTCTATAATTGGATAGCCCTGTATATTTGGATTATAAACACGCTCTATAATGAAACGGCTGTTGTCTGCGTTCAACAGGTATGTTGCATCAGCATTTAACAATAAACCATTGCTACCATCGCCACAATTCGGTAACAACTCAAAGTAAAGTTGTTTATCAATTATGTTTTCCGAATATATAAAGCTTAACTCAAAAGGCAACCCACTCCAAAACACAGGTTTATCAAAGCCAGATAAGAATTTAGCCTTTAATGAATTATTAGGCACTGTTAAGAAAGGTATATATTGAGCCATGTTGCCGCCATACTTATCACCTAACTGCATTGCAGCGTAAGTATAGTAAAGCGGATATGGCGCACTGAACCACTCTGTATTTCCACCGTCCCAAACTTCACGGTATCGTATAGTGTATGAACCACCTAAATTATAGTCTTTATAGTTTGGTGATAAGTAATTGTACGTTTCATCTGGTGATAGTAAGCTTTGCAAATATGGTGACAGATCTGCACGGGTATGCCCGTCATTATTGGGTGAATGTTCAGCAACTAATACGTCTTTTTTAATAGGGTTATTGCCGCTTGTAATCTCGGTTTGCACAAAGAAATTAGGCTTGATTGAGTTGACATTTAAATAGCCTTCGGTATCATCTCCTAAATATAAATAGTCAAATATAAACCCATCTGTTGGATTATAGGAAACTGGATTCCCGTAATATTCGTATTTAGGAGACTTAAAATAAACGCCATCATTAATGCCTTTATTGAATTGATCAGATGTGAGCGTTACCGATGTTTTTACCGCAATCTGGCTACCTAATTGAGAGATACTTACAATGGCAAAGTCTTTGCGCTGGTAGTTAATTACAATCGGGTTAAATGCAGCGTTCCACCTTGAAACATTGCCACCAGCAATTGGGACTACTGGCAATTCATTGGTAAAGTTTTGTACTGGATTAGAGTAGGCTAATATGCTGAATGGCTGACTAACATCACATTCGTTATTGTCTCTTACATAAGCGGTGTAGTTACCAACCGCTATGTCTGTAAACACATTACTACTTTGGAATGTTGACCCGTTTATAGAATATTCTAAGTCTCCATAGCTTGAAGATGCATTAATGACTATCGAACCATCATTAGCACCTGCTGACTGTTCATTTGTTACCGCTATTGAATTTATAGCAATATCACATCCGCCGCTTGGTGGCGTATATACGCAATCTGGTGAGTTTTCTTGAAGTACAAAAGTAGCGTATGGATAACCTCCAGTTACAGTTGTAGTAACCTTTGTTGTTGATGGATTGTCTGAGCAGAATGATTTTTGTTCTCCTACTGGTATTGTTGCTCCGCCAGTGGATTGATCTGGATGTAACCCTACAATATCGCAAGTAACAGTATTGTTAGATGTATCAAAATATGTGGTATAGCTTGTTGAGTTATATACAAAATGCTGAATGAATACTAACATAAATTACGACCCCTTTCTTCTAAATCAGGCCAGCAATTTTTATGAAGTATTTTTTTATATCTATTTTTTAAATGCTCATTGTATGCGATTTCAAATATTTTAACCCATAGATATTGACACCCATTTAACTTAGAGTGTTGTCGATTAGGCTGGTTTGTGTCTAACATCTAATTTGCTGATATAAAGTTATGTTCAAATATAACGTGTTTTATACCATTAATCAAAACCTGATAAGGAAGTATTATTACATAGTCGTATGCTATCGATCCGCTTGTGTATTTGTAAAGTAGGTTTTTATGCAGCGATAAGGGTTTGAATTTCGGTTTCAATCTGTGCTTTATATGACGCTAATATTTTATCGGTAAATCCTTTTATTCTATCTTCGGTTATAATTTCATTCAATACATTACGACCTTGTTGCCATAATTTAGTCCCTGCTTCTGCTATTTTCTTAGCAACATTCCACGCCATGCCCCTCGGTAAGCCTCTACTATTAAGCCAATCTATAATCGCTGATAATGGTGGTAATTTACCTGGCGCACGTCCACGAAATACAAACTCAATATACGGAGCACCGATTAATTGCCCGCTTGTTTGTGTTGCGTTAACCTGCAATGAACGAACAGACTTACCACTTGCATTCCTGTTTTCACTTTGCATATAGGCAATTAGATCTTCTTGTATAGCACTTAAAAACTCTGTTATAAGTTCTTGGCCTAGTATGATTGGATTTAATGGCATATAACTTCAGGATAAACTAAACTTAAAGGCAATTGCAATTCAACTCCTTGAGCATGGGCGTCGTATTTATCACGCAACACAATAGCGTTTACTTGTGTCTTCTGACCATTGGTATTAAAATTTAGATTGCTATCATTGATAACAGAATTCAAGAACTCAGCCGCTAATTGAGCCATAGCTTCAATAACTGGCAGCCTTGCATCTGCTTGCTCTGCAATGTCTGTGCCTTCAGGCAGTAAATCTAAGAACTGAATAAATAGTGTTGACTTCTTGCTAATTGTACCAGCCACGTTATCGTATATAAACCCCAAATCATCAGGCTCTAACAATACGATACAAGGGAACAAAGCATAATCTCCATTGATGTTAAAATCATAGCTTGTGCCATAATTAAAGCGCAAACCCAACTCTGCTGCAATGGCTTCTATGCGGTCTTTGATGGTCATGATATAAGACTAATTAAGGATAGAATTATAGCCAATATTGGCAATGCAAAACCTATAATATTGCGTATGAAATCTCCGTCTATCGGAGTATACGAATAACCGTTTTCTATTTTTATTTTATAATACCTCATGCCTGCTCGGGTAAAATCAATAAAAATATGCCAACCAATAACAAGTAACACGCTAAACCAATGTTAGCTGTAAACACAAAATAAACCGATGCTATGACGGCTAATAATGCGAGTATGAATTTTAGTGTTTTCATCCTTTTATCGGAGGGTTCCTTATTTCCCACAAGCGTTTATCATAAACAGATCTATCATTGTTGTACCGCCTCTTAGTTAATATTACCTCAAACGGCATACCCTTTATTAATTCCCATTTTGTAATGTCACCATTACTAAGCCCCTCCAATACATTTAACTCGCCATACTTAGTGAAAACATCGATGCCAGCCTGTTCTTCCTCTGCTGAGATTTCAGCTTGGAGTAATCTGTTTTCGGCATCCATAAGTGGTGCTGCATGTATAAAAAAAAATCACCCAATTTTATTACGTGTGTAAATGGCAACTCGTTTATTACATCTTCACCGAATTGCTCGGCTTTATATTCGTCGTATGTTTCAAACTTTGAGTACACGTAATTCGCAACTAAGCTGGTATAGTTTTCGTACTCATTGAATGGCTCTTTACCCATTTGTTTAATCAGGCTTTTAACCTTTGTCAAAGCCCAATATGGTAGCTTACCTAAGTCCTTATCAAACCTTAACGCCTTGCCTAATATCTTTATTTGAATTTCATTTTCTGGCATTGGCTTATTAGTTAAGAAGTCCTTTATTTGCTCATCAAATGCCGACATTAATCCAATTACACCAGCCATTTGTCGTTCTGTTTTTGGCGTTCCGTCTAAGTCATTAAGGTCAGTATTCAATAACACTTCTAACCTCGATATATCACTACCAGCTTTGACATACTTTAAGAACGAACCATAGCTAAGTTCTTCCAGTTTATCTGGCATAGTGTATGTTTGGCCGCTTAGTGTGAATTGTAGCATAGTCAATCTTCTATAATATGGTATCCATCCCATTGAGTAAACATCGCAACGTAATCGTTTATAACGCCTTGTTGCAATTCATTCTTAGTCAATCCAAGTGTAAGATGTTCCGAATTGATTTCGATGCCCTTGCAATCAATTACTAATGGATACTCTTCTGTTTTTAAGTAAACTTTTACTTTCATAGTCAAATATAGTTATTAAAATGAATATTTAGGACGGGTGACTTTATTTTCAGATAGTTTGTTAAGGGCAACGTAACGAAGTGGATCTATCAAGTGATTAAATCCATCAATAGGCTTGTTAAGTGTCTTCCCTGTTTTGTCTTTATCCCATGCATACGTTCTTAGCTCCTTAATTAAATTTGTGCTATTAGAGGTAACGTTCATCCTATAACGTTGCAATATATCTAAGCCGTTCTTAATGCTATCTGCACCCTTATTAGCAGGCACCACACGCATACCTAATCTTTTTAGTTCCTCAATACTTTTTGGCTCTGCACTATCCGCAATAACTTCTTTTCCATATAGGTGAACAAATGACTTATAACGTTTATTAATATCTGGATTGGTCATGCCCGTTTCGTATATAAGCTCATTTAGCCATAGTTCTCCATTTTGCATATAAACCTCTAACATACCTGTTGGGTCGTTTGTAAAGCCAAAATCAAGCCCTATAGCTATTAGTTTTGCATCAACAGGTATTCTATCGCAAATTCTCCAATTGTTTAGTATAACCCCCTCTAGGGCGCCTAATTGTCCTAATCCGTATACCTTCCACCAGTTTGCCCAATAGTCTGAAGTTTCGGCTTTATCACGAGCCTTTTCTAATTCTTTTACAATAGAATCGGCAAGGGCTTCATTATCCTTGTATGTTAGCGTTAGCCATTCTGCATCCTCATCGTTGGCTAGTTCAGTATAAGCCCAAAAATCAGCAGATGGGTTAAAGTCTAACCATATTTCCCTGTCTGTACGAATTGCTAATTGATGGTAGGTATCAAATCGAATGTTGTTGCACTCGTTTATATATAAAATATTACGGCGTGGACCTCTTACCTTTTCTTCCTGATCGGCACTAAAGAACTCTATGTAGCTGCCATTAACAAAAGTGTAAGTCATGAACGTCCTGTTAAAGTTGGCATCAATGTAACGACCAGTAGCCTTCATTATCTTCAGAAAGTCCTTTAATGCTCCTTTGCGCAAATGCGGTACGCTTTCAGACACCACGCTAATTTCGCTTAAGGGAGTATTGATTGCTTTGTCTATAAGTATTGGAAGTATGCCGTATGTTTTACCAGCACTTGAACCGCCTGGTATTACCTTTATGCGCTTTGTGAGCCTGCGCATTTTCTTTATGCCTGTAGTGTAGGTAAAACCCTCTACTTTATTTATCATCGCCGAATAGCGGTTGTTCTGATTTTACTGTTAATACGTTGTTGGCTGAGTAAAAGCCTAAATGCTTGCCGATGTTTTCAAGAGATTTAACAGCGGCATTAGGCTCAAATTTCCACTCCCCTGTAGGATTGCCTTCCCTATCTCTAACTTCTTCTCCTTGCATGCAACGGGTATGTATTTCGCTAAAAGATAATATTAGCTTTTCGTAAGACCAATCAAGCTTATCGGATATGCGTTTTTGTTTATCGCTTATATATTTTGCAATATCTTCATTATCAAGCAATTGGCTTGCTTGTTGCCTTGCATATGGCTCTGCATAACCAGCCCTTATAGCGGCTTGAGTGCCGTTAAGATCTATAAGGTATTCATCTGCAAACATCTTTTGCTGACTGGTCATTCTGTATAGTTTTGTATAGTTATCAAAGTTAAACTATTATTACTTACAAAACAAAAAAATGATTAAAGATACGATTATTGCTATTATGATTGACCACATAGTAACCATATACATTTCCTTATAGTGTCTGTTTATAGCCTTTAATTGTTCTATATCCTTGCCTATATCGCCTGTCTTTATAAATATTAATCTTCCCATTATTTATTTTATTAAACATTTTGGTTCATTATTATAAAAAATCTTTTTTAGCCAATATGTTGACCCATTTCGCCAAATCTCTTTTACACAGCCGCATTTCGTACAAAGTTTAAATTTGCAAAAATCTGTTCCTTCGCCTTTTGGATGTGGTATGAATTTGTGTTTCATATTACTTCTACAAATTTTAAATAAGCAGGATCAATATATCTCAAATCTTCGCATTGTACCAAGTTGTCAAATACATTCAATTCAGCCTTTTGGTTTATTTTAGTTTTTAAGTAAGTTAAACTATCTCTATCTAATAGTTTCTCCGCTAATTCACTTATACCTGTTACTAATATTTTCATAACTCAATTTTTAATTCGGTGTTGGTGAGGTGCTGCCATGACTTACCTCTGCATATTAATGAAACTTGTGTATAATGAATATTAAACCTACGTGCTATTTGGTCATAATTAAATCCACCTTTCCGTAAGCATTTTATCATTTCAATATCCAATGGAAGCAATTTGCAATTTAAATGTAGCTCGCACTTTCTTCCTTTAAGTGGTCTACAGTTATCTAATAACCCTGTATCATATGCATGCTGCATATTTTCATTAAATGTAGCCCATTCTAAATTTGAAACAGCATTGTTATGCTTATTTCCGTCAATGTGGTTTACTGTTTTCTTGTTTAATGGGTTTGGATGGAATGCAGCAGCTACCACTCTATGAACAGGTAATGTTTTGTCTTTGCCATTCGCATCGCACAAATTGCAAAATACATATCTATCTTTTACAAAGCATAGCTTCATATTCTTGCCCTTTAAGCGTCTGCCACGATTAGAAACACGATCTAAACTTCTAACGTTGCCATGTGTTGATACCTGGTATATACCTTCGTAACCAACCACATCTTTCCATTCTTCACTAGCTTTTATTTGTTCGTTCATGGTTAAAGGGGGTTAGAGTAATTGTGATTTATTAGATTCAAATTTCAAGGGGTCTGATACTCTTAATCTCAAACCCACATCTTCAAGGCAGGACCTTATAACAGATTCTATTTCATATGCTAAAATTAATTCATCGTTCCCCTTAAAACAAATATCTACCCATGTTTCAAGTTCTTCTGCCAATCTAAATGATAGGTCTTGATCTGTGTATTCTTTCTTTTTCATGTTCTATTTATTTTTCACCCCTTTTGGTCGGCCTAGTGGTTTTATGAAATCTACTTCATTTTCTAATAACTCATAAATTACACCATTGAATTCAATTATATAATAAGATCCATCAATTGATTTTAAGTTACCAACTGTGGGTATATTCGTTTTTGGGTGGGTAAAGATTATCTTATGTTTCATATCTACTGGTTTGGTGGGTTGGGTCATGTTAAATATAAAACTTTTCTTCTTCATCTTTTATTTGGTCAATAATTTCCGATGCATCTTTCCATTCAGAATAATCCTTTCCATCTGATCCAATTTTAACTACATAGGCTTGCATTCTACGTCCTGTGGTGATTCTGTGCTGAATACCTCTTTCATCAAATAATTTTGCTTTATCTACTTTTGTCATATATTTTTTTATTTAACATCTAACTGGTATAAGTTTAAAACCACATAATAAGCATTCTGCATGAGTTGCAAAACCTTTACTGTCAAGCTTTATTTCAAAATCGTGTTTACATGTATTCAATATTTTAATTTCTATTTCTTTTTTCATATCAATTCAAAATGTTGTTTAAAATTTAGTTATGTGGTTCCATATTGTTTTAAAGACCAGTATGGGAAAGGTTTATATTCCTTCCAAAATCTATATGTTAAATGAGTATTTCTATACCGTACTCTCTTAATATTTTTTTTCATTTTATTTAAATTTATAAAAGGTTGGTAATTCTTTTATTAATAATTTCACAATATTCAGAACTTATTTCGCTACCAATGAATTTTCGGTTAGTTAATTTAGCCATTTTTAAAGTTGTTCCACTTCCAGCAAATGGATCATATATTAAATCACCCTCATTGCTCCAACTTAAAATATGATCCTCTGCCAATTTCTCAGGAAATATGGCGGGGTGTTTAAATGCTATTTTGTCAAGTGAACTTTGCATAAATCCAGTATTATAATCCCATACGTTACTTTTTATTTTAAATTGTTTAATCTTTCCCTTAGAAGATCTATTACTTGTATTATCAGAATCTTGCCTCATTGTAGTTGATTTTCTACTTTTCCCAAAATGTTTACATTGTTCCATAATTGGATTAAACGTTTTAGGTTTATCTTTAGAAAAAACAAACATATACTCAAACTTTTGCTCGTACCTATTATGGGTAAGTGGCGGCTTTTCTGATCTATAAATCATAGTATCATGTAATTTAAATCCACATTGCATAAAATATAAAGCTTGCTTAAAACTTGTACCTGTTTCGCTTCCTTTTACTGTAGCATCAGATACAACCCATACAAGAACACCTCCTTTTTTAGTTACTCTATATAATTCTTGTGCTATATATTGAAAGTCAAATGAGTAGCCATTATATTTCCTAATATTGTCATAAGGTGGGGATGTGATTGTTAAGTCTATATAATTATCATCCATTCTTCCCATAGTTACTAAACAATTTTCGTTATAGATTTCTTTTTTCATTTCGTTACAGGTTTAAATTTGTTGGGTTACAGGTTGAACTCTCAAACCTGTAACCAGTATATTATTAATTATCAATTAGTTACAGAGCCGGTTTACAGGGTTACAGGGTTTACGGCTTTTTTCCTATAGAGCACCCTGAATACCATATATGTGTTATTTGTAGTGCTATATAGATATTAACTTGTAAAACTTGTAAACCTGTAAACTTTATATATAAAAACAGGTCAAAAAGGTTTACAGGTGGTTTACAGCTCGACCATAAGGTATACACGTTTAGTAGTTCCTACTATCTTTATATGCTTCTGTTCAAAACCAAGACTTTTAAGCACTAAACCCAATTTTGTTTGGGAAATACGCACATTTGACCTACTTTGTATAATGCTAAGTACATCAGAGTTAGTATATTCTTTGGTTTCAACTCCAAAATAATCTGGGTGCGGATGCCTAAAATATTTATGTATTAATTCTTCCTCTGGCGATGAGCGTTTAAAACGGTCACTACTGCTTTTTAATAACTCAATATCCTCTTTGGTTAGCTCATAATTGTAACCGCTACAATACTCTAACCATGCTTCAAAAAACAACAGGTCCTTATTAATTGAATTATATTCCTTGTGATTAATAGCTGATACGCTAATGGGTAATATACGCCTATTCCCTGTAGGATCGCTTAAAACCTCTTCATCATTAGTAGTACCACAAAGCATAGCTAAACGCTGTAAATCTACTGAAACACGCCCGTATGGCTCTCTAATGCTGAATATCTGCTTAGATGTCATTTCCTTTAGTTTTTTATCTTCAGCTTTTGATTTACCGCCCATCTCATCATCCATAATGATAAGCTTTTTGGTCATTAGAATTTCATCATCCTTACCTAAATCTAACTTGCTTTCAGCGTAATACTTCTGTAGGGATTCAGGCAATAAACGTCTGAACCATTCTGTTTTGCCAGTATTTTGACCGCCTGTTAGTACAAGCATTAATGGGCTGTGCTTGTAGTGGATAGACGCTATAAGGGATACCACCCATTTTTTAATAAAAATACCAGCATTCGGTGTATCGGTTTCAATTGTATTAATCAAAGCATCAATATGACCAGTTGGATTAGGAGGATAATTCTTTTTATCCTGGTAGTGCGCCAACAACTCAGCGAATGGGTTATAATCAGAAACGTAATCACTAAATATGATAGCTGTTACAAGATCCTTAGTCGCTTTTTCCACGTGCTGCTTACAAAGGACAAATATTGAATTTAGCTTTTTATCATCTATTGTAACGCCATTTACCTCAATATTACGGGTAATTTCATTACGTCTGAACTTATAACGTTCAAGGTGCATTTTAATATCTACTACAATATTTACACCTGTTGATTTATCTTTTGGCATCGGTAAAGGTTAAAGTTCCAAATCGTTCTGTTTTTTTATAAGCCGATTTTAAGGCGGCTTCTATCTCGAATAAAGTAAAGTCCGGCTCTTGAAAAGTGGATGCTATGGATAAGGCATAATCTTTATTTACGCCCGCATCATTAAAGGCGGCACACAAGATAAACATATTATTATTCCTATTGCCCCCAGCAAGTCCATATTTTTTAACCCACCATTTGAGTAATATTTTCACGGCCTTATCTTCGTTTACTTCTCCATTATGCTCTAATACTATTGGTGCAAATACAGCGCATTTTTCCCAAACCTTTGAGCTTTCGTTTACCGTCAAATTAGGATCGTAACTTTCAAAGCATATACGGCTAAGATTGCAAGACTTAAAATCAAAATACTCGCAATTATAGTATTTGCGCAATTCCTCAAAATATCCTTTATGATTTTCAATTATCGGTGGAATTTTTACTATACATTTTAATCCTTTACCTGATGGGCTGGTAAAAACACTATAAGTATATTCATCACCTTCCAAGCTATCACGCCATGACTGCATCAAATCGGCAGTCGGAAATTTGTCAAAGTCGAGGCAAATAAAGCCACTATGTTTTGTACATGACTTATCGTTTCTGTAAGAAAAAGTTCCGCTAAACAATATTGATGGGAGTTCTTTTTTTAACTCAATGTCGCCTGTTGATCTTATTTTATATATAAGTTCTTTAGATTTACCATCCCTTATCCTATTAAGCACATAATTAATGCTCTTAAAGTATTTAGGTGACTTCGGGCTATACTTTTGATATATGGTTACTATACTCATCATCTATACTTTTGTAAAATGTTTATAGCCAACAAAATCAAGCTGTTTCATGGTACTCAAATAAATGTTTTAATTCAATTTTGTATTTATCTGGGATGTCGTTAACGTCCTTCACCCACTGATTAACACGACCACGGGTTATTCCAAGTTTTTTGGCAACCCATGTTTGTTTAATTCCACGTTCGTTAAGTAACCTGATTAGTTCCTCTTTTTCCATTGCTCTAATTTACGATTATACATTTGTATTTACAAATATTTTCTTTTTCTTTTTCACAACCCCATACTACTAAAAAATTCATCGGCTGATGTGGCGTTTCGTTCTGCAAGGGTTGGGGAGTTGAATTGGTAATCCTTTTGTATTAGTTCATCACCTATTATGTAAACATCTATCCTGTTTTTCGCCATTTCAAAATTCCAACAAAAATCAGCATAGTACCCATTCCCCCTCAACTCCTTAATAAAATCATACTGCTCAACATGGTGATCATTCGCCCCCAGTTTCATGGTTCCGTTTTTATTGAACAGGTCATCGTAAGCTCCTTTTAATTCTAAAAACAAGCCATTATAATATTTAGATGGCTTAATAATTTGAAAGTCTGGGTATCCTCTTTTGTATTGCTGCTTGCTATATACTTGTCTTGCTACATAACTGCCCTTATTTGCATCAGCTCCCCCGTCAACCTTGAAAATTACTTTTGGGTATTGAAGGCGCATATATTTAACTATGGCGTTTTGTAGTTCTTGTTCTTTCCTATTCATAGCATAGGTTTTCTAATTTTTGTTCAAAAAAGTCCATCTTTTCTTTGTGGTAATCATAAATTATATACCAATCTAAAATATCTTCATATATTTCTCGAGCCTCTAAAATGCATTTGTAATGATATTTAATCATATATAGTAGGCTTTTCTTTAGGTGGGCGTGTTTCATCTCCTTCTTTCTAATATTGCGTTTTTAGTTTCCTCACATACAAACAAGTCAGCTAATAAACAGCTATCCCTATCGTATCTAAGCTTAGTTATAAATGGACTTTCAATGTATGGCTTTGGAGCTGATTTTTTAGTAGGATTATCCCCTACAAAGCCTGATTCCATATCTGGTGTGAATTTCTTTTTAGGCATTATAAAAGTTTAGATCTGCTTAATACTACTTTTCTCCTTCCACGTGCTTCACGCCATCTTATTCTGACTTTGATACGTTGCCTCTCATCCCATTCCATAGTTGCAAGGTTTTCTAATAGGCATATATCCCTCCATAAATACCAACCTCCAGCTTTATCTATATCTTTTTCGATATTAATTAGTAATTGGCTCTTTCGCATCTTCTATCAATTTAATCACACTTTCATGCGAAGTTATTTTATCGTTAGTAGCTTGCAATAGTTCTTCGTATTGCTGTTTTCGCTTGTAAAGTTCGGTTAGCGTTTCTTGTAGTAGAGTGGTGGTTTCTTTCATAAGAGTGTTATTTGTTCAGCGTGTGTATTAGTTGGTGCGAATAGTTTTTGTTGCGCTATGTGGGTGTTAAAACGCTTGCATGATGCATCGAAATAGTCTTTGTCTAACTCACAACCATAAAAATCAAAACCTAAATCATAGGCGGCTATACGGGATGAACCAGAACCTAAGTGAGTGTCGAGTATTTTGCACCCAATAGAACAATACTGATCCATTATCCACCTATAAAGTTTATAAGGTTTTTGTGTAGGGTGTATCTTACCACCATCCATATTTTGAGGCCGCATTTTAAATAAACGTGCAACAGTATCTAAACTGCTCCATGCAAATTCACAATCTGCAAAGTCCCTCCCATCGTTTAGTTTGTCCCAGATTAAAAAATGTTTGGTCGGTGATAATTTATCTATAAAATAATTACCACCCCAAATAATTTGATTTTTACTTACCCTAAATAATTCGTCAAAATATGATTGTTCTGGAGGTTTTGAATCCCAATCTTTATCCTGATTAAATTTCTTTCTTTTGCCTTTCCCCATGGTCATCTTGCCAGCGCCTATGCCATATTCTGGATCAACTATAGCCAAATCGAAAAATTTATCAGGATAACGGCTCATCATGGCCATATTATCTTCGTTTGTCACTTCGCTTATCATATAGACTTAATTGCATAGTTTCTAATCCTAAACTCATCCAATTTATATGTGTCGTATTTGCCAAATGATATATGCTTTTCATCAATGCTTTGAACTACTCTTTCATCGCAAAAAGACCAATATCCTTCATTCCATATACACCATATGACACTGCCATTTTTAAGGGATTTCAATTCTTCTAATTTCATTTTAAATAATGTTTAATTTTAATCTTCAGCTATTAATATATATTGGATAGGAAGTTCGTTGCTACCCTCTATAATGGCTACATGAGATATATTTCCAACAGCTAGTGAATCATTGCATGAATTATCCATAACTATATTTATATTGTCTTCTAATTCATTTAGAATAACTTTTAACTGTTTAACTGTCATATCTGATTAAATAAGTCTATCGGTTTTAATTCAATTATTATCTCTTCTGGCACTGGCTCCTCCTGCATCTCATCCACCCTACAACTAAACCTATTGCCATCTTTTTCAACTATCGCCACATCCCCATTCGAGGCGACTACTACAACTTCGTCGCCCCGTTTAGCGTATATGGCATTGCGGCCTTTGTTGGTTTTGAGGAATGGCATTAGAACGGTAAATCGTCGTCGTCTGGTACACTTGCTTCACCTGGACTTAATGGTTCTGGAATTGCTACACCAATTGGCTTTGCATTTCCAATATAAATTTTACCCTCTGCGTCCCGCATTTCCTTAGTGGAATTAAGCTGAACGGATGCTGTATTTCCATACTTATCAGGCTCATCGTTAAGCCAAATATTTATGTTAAAATAGATTTTACCATTCTGTGCTTTTGTAAATGCTGAATGACCGATTTTTGCGTTTGCATTGATGTCTGATAGACAAAGGCTGCCGCCTAAAAGTGTACTCATTTTGATTTGATATTTATTTGTTATTAAAATGTTTATTTGCAACGTATTTTAACCAATCTAAAATAACATCAATGCCTTGTTTTAAAGTGTTTGATATAAATTCAATATCACCACTTAATTTAGGTATTTCGATATTTTTAAGATCCTTATATAATTTTAATAGTTTGTCTCTATCCGTCATCTGATAGTTAACTTTAAGCCTTGCTTTTGTAGCTTATTTGGAGGGTATATGGTGTATGTTTCACCTGTGTCTGTATCTACCATCTCAAAAGGCTTTTTAATAGATTTAAGGAACGTTTCTCGCTCTTTTTGCAACTTTCCATTAGCTTCGTTAAGTGCTGAAAGATTTTCCCATTCGGGATCGTTACAAACAGTATAGTCGTACTCGGTTTTGGTCGCCGATTGCTCAATTCCGACATCGTTGGCAGAATATCCTTTTTCTAATTTATCAAGGTAATTATTTTCTGCTAATGGGCGTAGTTCTTTTTCAAGCTCTGTGAATAATAATTTCCCTTTAGCAGCTAATATTAAACCTTTTAGGCTGTCAACATTCCCATCTTCTATTTGCTGTTTAATGGTTGAAACCGCTGTTTGGATATTTGATTTTTTTGCATCTAAAAGATGCTCAAATTGAACCCCGCTTTGCTCACGAAGTTCAATAAATTGTTCGCTACTTTGCCCCATCTTTTGATAATTTAAGTTTCATATCGTCTTTTACCACCACGTAATCGCTTTTCTGTTCTGGAGTTAAAGAGTTATATATAGCCTGTAAATCAATTAAATTTTTAGCCGACTTTAATTCTTTTTTAATATCTCTAACGATAGGAGCCACCCCATTTTCACACCACTCTAAAATTAATTTACCAGTTTCTTCTGTAGGGACAAATTCCGGCTTACCCATAAATAACCCTGTACGGTCTTTCATAGCTGTAGCATTATGCTTCATGTCCAATTGCAAATTCGCAGTTAATTCGTATTCGAATCCGTCACGAGTTATTTCTTTTAATCCCCCCTTTTCAATTACAGTTTTACCATTACTATCTTTAGTCATTTCGTACTCTTGCTTACGCCTTACAGTAGTAATTACATGGCATTTGGATTGCAGTATAGCGTCAATAAACTTTTGGTGGCGTGGGGTCAAAGATGCCCAATTTGCAAATGAATTACCAGTCATGGCATTGTGTATTTCGAGAATACCACCTTTGCCATCCCATTCATGAGTGATGCTGTCAACTATTATCACCTCCATGCCTGCATCTTCACAAGTCTTAATTGCTTTGGCATAATTTTCCGGGCTATATGGTGCTTCTAATGGCAGAACGTTATAATCCCCTATGTGGCTATACAAATCAGCAGATCCGTTCTCTGTATCTATTATAACAACCTTAGAAAGGTCGCCGCCTGCCAGCCCTTTAGCTATTAAAATAGCCGACATTGTTTTACCTCCTCCGCTAACTGCGGATAAGCCTAATCTAATTTTTGCTTTTTGCCTCGTGGCTTTTCTTAGTTCCATTTTTAATTTGTTGTTAATTTGTTATTTTTTATCTCCTTTACTCAATTTACCCAACACTTCCCCCAACTTACCAAACGGCTTCATGGGTTGTACAGCGTCTTGAAATACTGGCGGGTTTAGTTTTGGTTTGGTGTACTCTCTGCCAATTGTTTTTTCGAGAATAGTTTGTGGGGTTATTCCGCTAGCCATTGGTATAATTCTTTACGTGTGGTGAATACATATAGTTCGTTAACACACACATTAGCAATAACCTCTTTTATTGTGGGCTTATTACTGCCTCCATAAAATGTGTTTGGGTGATCTTTGTTTTTTCCTTCTGCTATTAATATACAGCAAAGATTATTATTGTTAGTTCCTACTATATACCACTTATCTCCATCATTATCTATTAAGCCGACATGGCTGCTGTTATTTAAGTCAGCAAGTGTTATTTCTTTTTCTGTCTTTAGTTTCACTTTCGTTTTCATAATCTCCTTTTTTAAATATGGTGTAAAGTAATGGAATAGGAATGAGATATGCAAATTTATTTTGATATTTATTTATTTTCACAAAAAGAGTAAAATAATTTATTTTGCTATTGACAATATCAAATTAATGATTACCTTTGAATTATGAAAACGATATCAACCTTACAAAAAGAAGCAAAAAAAGCAGCAAAGTTTATACTTGTAGCTTTTAACAAAACGACTGGTGGTTATGTATATGTATCTAATACATTGGGCATAACAGATAACATTAAACATGCTATGAAATATAGCATTGGTTTTGACGATGAGGCGATAAAGGCTAAAGCAATGAGCCTATCAACTGGTTATGAATTTACTGCAATTAACGCTTGATTATGAAAACATATACACCCGCCTTAATCCTCCAAAACGGAAAAGAGGTGTCTTTTAGTTATAAAGGCCTTAAAGTATCTGGTATTGTTGGTAGTACAGATAATTCAGGATTCAGGTTACGTTTAACTACGGATTACATTTGTAAAAATGAAGAATGGTACGTGGGAGATTTAAAATATTTTCAATATAATTTAATAGACTAATGAAAACATATGGTGTACTAATAGATCTATTTGACCACAGCGGACATGTTGCGGAACCTTATAAACGTAATAACTGGCATGTGTTACAGGTTGACATCAAAAACGGTATTGATATTTTAGAATGGGATTACAAAGGGTCTATTTTTGATTGGATGTCTACATGCCGTTATAGCGAACCAAATTGCGAATTTGTTTTTGGCATATTGGCAGCTATACCATGCACACACTATGCATTAAGCGGTGCGGCTCATTTCGCTGAAAAGGACGCGGACGGGAGGACTGAAGAAATGAATAAACTTTGTGATAAAACTAAAGAAATAATTGATTGGGTTCATAGCCGTTTTAATTTACTATTCTGGAAAGTTGAAAATCCAATGAGTAGAATACATAAATTAAATACGTGGTTAGGTAAAGTTCAGTTTAAGTTTAACCCTTGTGATTTTGCAGGGTACAAAATACTTGAATCTACGAAAGAGTGTCAGTATCTTCTATCTTTAGGTGATAAAAAAATGATAGATGTGCCTAAATCTGATTTAAAGAAAATAACTGAATTCGGCTTATACAATAAACAAACCTGGCTTTGGGGCAAATTTAATAAGCCTAATAGGCAATATATTCCGCCAGTTTGGAAAGATAGCCCTATGCATGTTCTTTACGGCGGTAAATCTGAACGCACAAAAGAGTTAAGAAGTGTAGATCCAAAAGGATTTGCAGAAGCGTTTTACCAATCTAATAATATAGAATAACATGACAGATAAAAAAACAAAAAAAGATACAGGACTAACATCGTTCCCTGTTTATTTGCCACACGCAAAATACAAGCAGTTTAAGGCATTGTGTGAAAGCGATCGTCTGGCTATGACGCGCGTTGCTGAGGCCGAAATAGATAAGTATATCAAACGTAAAACAGCCTAATCATGACCCCACGTCGCCTAACAATCGAGACAATCAAATCGCACACTAATGTATACCGAATTTACAAGAGATGCTTATTCTTTTGGTGGGAGATAGCCGCCTTTGAAAGTGGGCATTTTGTACCTAAATGCGTTAGACGATTAGAGGCGAAGTTTGGGGAGATGGTAATTAAAGATTTAAGGAAATGAATAAAGAAGAAGTAATAAACAAGATAAACAACGAACTAAGTGCAGTAGATTTTAAGCCAGAAAACTTACAACCAGCAATTGAAAGGCTTTGCACACTTATTTGGAACGCTGCAATAGACGCTGCTGTTGAAAATGTAAATATGGTATACCATGACGGACACACTAAAGAAAACATACCAACAAGCCACCACCAATTCGGAGCAGACAATATACAGGTTAACAAATCATCCATCACCTCACTCAAATTTAAGACAGATGAAAAGTAAAAAGGAAATAAGTGAATTAATAATTAACGAACTTGATGAGATAGCCAGAAATTACGACCATTACGAATTTGGTTTGCCATTTTTTAACGCAGATGAGGTTTTAAAAATGGATTCCTGTGTGGAACGGGGCCTTGACGAACACGCCCAAACACTCGCAAAAGAGGTGGTGGATTTATTATGGGAAAAAACAGAATCTGCTTCTTACGAGCAGGCTGACGTATTGAGTGATGCCATTAACCTTATCAAACAAAAATTCGATTTGAAATGAAAAAACAACCCCTAACAGGATCGGTAAAAGACGGTATGTTTAAACCGCAAAATCCGTATAGGCCACAATCTGTAAAATATAATGAATTTGTGGCATTGCACCCCGAGTTACCCATCTTAACCAGCACCAACACCCCTGTAAAAGATACTGAAAAGGTGGAGGCGGTATTAGTTTGGCAGGTGTCAGCCGATATGAAACAATGGCATACCGTATCAGAAATAGATTATCCAGGCTATGATAATTACGACAAGCGCCAAGTCTATATCCTTTTAACCGAAGCACCAAAGGAAAGCGAAGGCTGTGCTTATGAGGAAGAAATGAGCGCCCCTCTATCTGATAAGTCAGATGTGGAGGAAAGAAAAACTGCACAGGCTCATTTAGATGAAGCTGCAAATAATTGCGGTTACATTGACTTTCAAACGATGCTATCTCTTGAAGAAGAAAGAGTGATTGAGCCAATAGTATTAAGCAGAATGGAATTGTACGCTACCGATCAGGAGAAGTTAATGCAGGGGGAGATAGATATTAATTGGCGTGATGTATTAAAGAATACGCCAAAAATACCCAATAGAAAAATGCTTGTTAAAACAGCTGGTCGGCATTCAGATTACATATTTGGTTACTTATCTATAATGGGGTGGAGTAATTTCGAGACTGAAGAGCCTATTAATGTCACACATTTTGCCGAAATAAATAGCCCATATAAGAAATAGCCCATGTTTTATACTATAGCATTTTACAGAGATTTTTGCGGGCATTTGGTGGGCACTGGCGAAAAGTATTTAAGTGTAAGAATTTACACTACTACGGATAAACTATTTGCTTTAGATCATGCCCGAAGGATGAACAATGAAACTAACGTAAATATTCAGGTTGAGCATTTCCAAGTTTGGGAAAGTCCTACCCAAAAGTACAGTAAAAAGTCAAAGCTGATTTATCCAACAAATGAAAACTCACTGTTTTAACCCTCCTACGCAACAAACAACAATAAGATAATGAAAAGCACACTTACAGTAAAAGAAGCCTTAGAACAAGGTTACACCCATTACGGATTTGATGGCGAAGAATACAACCACAAAATATCTAAAATTGATAACGCGTATTTCCCAGATGGTGCGCTATTGGTTGATAAAGATAACTCATATCCTTTCACCATTTCAGCAAAAAGCATTGAGGAATGGGTTTGCGAAACATTGATAGGGGAGCAGGACGAGGTATCAGACCCTGATGGTGAGCTATCTGAACTTGCATCAGAAGCCGACTTTCAAAAACTTGCTGATGACATAAACGAAAGAATGTCAAAAATAAAATACCGCGATTTAACCGATATTGAATTAATACCATAACCCTCTAACCATGAAAGATAACAACACCACCCCCGCTATGAAAGAAGTAGAAAGCGAAGATATACGCAAAGTAGCTTTAATGGCCGCTAAAATTCAAGATGAAAAACTGCCATTTGAAACCAGTAGGCCGATGGATAATTTCATTAATGGATTTTTTATAGGAGCTCAATACCGTGAAGAAAACCCTGTAAATCCTGTAGCTAAAGAGGGGAAAAGCATCGACCAGGTGATTGATGAAACAATGACTTTTGTGAACTGTCAAAAGTTTTCAAGAGCAAGTGTTAAACGCATTGTAGAAGCCTACGCAGCCCAATTAACAGAAGTGAAAGGAGAGGAATGGCAAGGTTATTCTGATCAACATAGCTTAAAAGTTGGGGAAACATCATTTAATAAGGTTCAGTATGGATGGGTTGAGATTATAACAAAAAACGAAAGTTGTTGCCTATCCGCTGAAGAAATAGCTGCTTTTAACAAGTTTACAGCAGCCCCCTCTACTCATTCGAGTAGTGAAACCCCTACACCAAAGCAGGATAAAGAGTGGGTAAGAGTTTGTGACTTGATGCCACCATTTGATAAGCCAATATTATTACGAGGGGTTATGAGTTGGCGAAGCAAAGACAAAGCCACATATTTTTCAGACATCGTTAAAAATGATTATGAAATTTTAGAGTACGGGTATTCAGGGTATTTACTTGAAAACAATAGTGATTTTCTTGTTGTAAATCATCATAACCCTGAAGAAGTATGCAGCGAATACATTACTCATTGGAAGTATATAAACGAACCCGAAGCTTAACCACCCAAATACGCAACCTACTAACTAAGTAAAAAGAGAATGAAAACACTAACGCCCAAGCAAAAGCAAGTTGTGTCGATACTCAAATCCGGGGGGCAAATTATCATTGATGATATAACGCAAGACATAGGGCTTTCTGACGAAGATGGCAACTGTTATGCTGTACAACACCGTACAGTAAGAAAACTTTTAGAAATAGGGGCGGTTCGCTTTGGACACCCACCCGCATTAGACTTCACAAGAATAATTTTTAACACCCCCTTTGGCACAAATTAAACAATAAGATGGAAAAAATCCTCACCGCAATCCTGCTTGTAATAGTTATGAGCGGGTGTGAAAGTAAAGTAGAGTTACAGCCAGTTGATAGCTTGCACAGCGAAATACCTAGAAGGTATAGCTATGGCGTAAGCGGATTAAATAAAGACACATGTTTAATTGTAAAGCGTGATAACTGGCTGGAAACCTACGAATTTTCAAAAACAGCAATACACCCTAATTATTGAAAACTATAGCACATTTAGACCTAATAATGAAAAAGCTCCTCCTATTTCCCCTATACCTAATCGCCCTACCCGGCGCATTACTCGCCACAACAATAGTCTGGTATACATTGCCTAATAGGGTAGGTACTTTATGGTATGCGTGGTGTACCGTTATGGATGTTAGTTGGGAGTGGATGAATGAGTAAAAATATGAAGCTACTTTTACCAATACGATACTTTTATATCGGATCAATACGTATAACTCACCCCCATTGGATTGAATTTAAACAGAAAAATTATGTTTGAAATAATATTATCAGTTTGTATCTGCTCCATTACCACTTATTTTGTTACAAAAGCAAGAATGCAAGAAAAAATAAACGATATTAAGGAAAATGCCAATAACGTTGAAATCCTGTGCCGAGACTTAGCAAGAAAGGTAGATAACGATAATTTGATGTTAAGCAAGTGTATCGATGCTTGGAGTGATAAAATAAGAAACATTTAAATTATGTTAATAACACTAAAAAATGTTTTTAATGCCTATATAAAATTTATCAGAAAATGCTATGATGATTTTGGTGATGATGATTACATATGGACGAGGGATGCATTCAGAAGTAAAAATACTTAATCCTTATTACCAATATTTACAGTGTCAGCCGATCCAACTGTAGAAGTTCCCGCAGATGCATTATTAGCCATTGTAGCGATAGCTTCGTCCTTGGTGGTAGATGATTTAGACGATCCGTAAAAGTAAGTACCTACCAAGAACATGAGGTCAAACAAACGGTTATCTACGGTTTCAGATACTTTGCCGAACACAATTATTAAGCCCCCGCCTATAAGAATAGTAAATGCTAAATAAGCTTGGGTTTTAGTACCGTGTAGAAAGTCTGCTATTGATTTCATTATTTACTATATAAATTATACTCTCTTACCCTTCTTTCTTTTAATGCTAAGTTAAGTTTACCACCCGCCTTAGACCACATTAAAAAAGCGTCTTTTAGAGGCTGACCAATAACATTAGCGTTAACCATCCTATGTACTGTAGACCCTTTAAAACCACCAGTGCCTATGTTGTAACATAAAGATACAAGTGCGTTGAATTGGTGTTGGTTTATGTCGTCTCTAGTTGTAGAATAAACAGCTAAACAATAAGGTTTAACCATTAACATAAACATATCGTCAGCTTGCTGCATCGTAATAATAGGATCTTGCATTGTGACTTTTTTACCAGTTGCAGGGTAGTAAGTCATACCTATTCCAATAGTTGGTATGCCTACACTATCTCTATAAGGGTGCAGAATACAGCCCTCCTCATGCTTCAGAAAGTCTAAGCCCTCTTTGTCCAGTGTCGTTATTTCTGCCATAAATCCTTAAACGTTATCGTACATTTTTCGCCTGTGTGGTAAGCTTTATAGAAATTGCTTGTAAACTCATCAACTGCTATTTTACTGCTTGATATAAAATCACCATCCATATAACCAGCACCAAGTAACAAACAATTTCGTGTATCTTTTGGGTAGTTACCAATATGAACCTCTATAAACCGTTTTGCCATTGAGCCGCCTAGCATAGCTATTTTACCATGTATCGGGCTATTATATGGTATTAATGTGTATGTGCCTGCTGGTATTGGATTTTCAGGCTCCATGCCATAGTATTTAATCATGTTGTCAACCTCTACAGTGCTAATAGTAGATTTATTATTCAGTATTCGGTTAACTACTACTTTCATCAATATATCGCTAAAATAACCGCCCCTATCAAAGCTAAAATAGCTAAGAGAGTAAGCGCAATGTTTTTCCAAGTATCTAAGAAGTATGGCATCCCCAATAAAGTATAAAAGCCAGCCACGGCAAATACATGACCATGCAGGCAGTTGTTAATGGATAGCGTTCGAGGATGTTCATATTATAAAGTTAAAATAAAATTTGCAAGAAACAAAACTATGTATAACTTAGGAAAGTATTAAACGCACCGTGCAGGGTGTAACCAAAAATATTAACGAGCCTTCGTCGGCGGGGATAGACTGCACTCTTGAACCGCTAACGAGGGCTTTATCTTTATGAAAAAGATATTTAAATATCCCATGCCAGTTCAGGAAAAAATACAACTTGAATTGCCCGTTGGGGCTAATATTATTAGGGTTTCTGATATTGAGGGCTTATTTTATTTATGGGCTATTGTTGATCCTGAACAAATGGAAACCGAAACCCGTTACATAGAATTTTATAAAACTGGTCAGCCTATTGATGGCGAAGACGAGTTAATATACTTAGGTCTATGCCGTCTATTCATTATGCAAGAATTGGGTTTATACACTTTCGAGCGAGTAACAAAACAAGCACCTTACACAACATGATATACGGGGAGCTACCAACTTCGTTAGGCATTTATGAATGCGCTATTGAAGAAATGTTTTTTTATCAATATTTACCAATAAAGTTAAGTGGAGGCATGAGTC